ACGTAAAGCTGGGCCAGGGTGTAAATGGCGGTGAGGATCAGGACCCAATCCTGCAGGGGCAGCCCTGCCACGGTGAGGCCGGATACGGCAACGGGAGGGGCGGCTTTGGCGGCAGCGGTCACGATCTCGGCTTTTTCGTGGGTCATGGGTCGGGAAAGATGAATGGCTGTCATGGCTTGCGACATGGCTGACACGCGGGCGCCGTAGCGCCCGCGCTTGAGATGGATCAGGCGACCGTGCCAGGGACCCCCGTGAGCTTCACCAGCATGGTGGTGGCGCCATCGCCCGCGGCTTCCCAGGCGAAGGCAGCCGCGCCGGTGATGTCGCCCGCTGCCGGGGTGGCGGCGTTGTCGTCAAAGGCGCCGATGCCGGAATTGGCGGAAATGTCGAAGACCAGGCTTTGGCCCTGGGCGATCACGGCGCCGGAGACCTTGGGCAGGCGGAACACGCCATTGACGTGGGCCTGGCCGGTTTCGCCGATAGCGACATCGTTCTGGACCACGCCGATGATGTTGCCGATCACCACCGGGTCACCGGCAGAGAGGGCGGCCACCGCCACAAAGGGCAGGACGTGGCCGGGTTGCAGTTTGTTGTTCATGCTTTTGCTCCTGAGTTCGTTGGGTGGGGCCGGGGCGATCCCCGGCCCGGTCAATTAGCCGTTGCGGGCCAGGGTGCGGAAGTCCAGGGCCTTCACGCCGGCATCCAGGCGCACCTTGAATTCCACGCCATCCACGTTCCAGCCGTTCTGCTGCTCCAGGGTGGGGGTCTGCACGCCGTCCAGGTAGCTCACCTCGATGGTGTCGTGCATGGTGCTGGAGGCGGCGCCGTACCACTTGGTGGCGCTGTTGGCGTCCAGGCGGGCATCGGCGATGACGTTGAAGGTGCCGCGCACGCTGTTGGGGATGGTCTTGTTGTTGTCGCCGCCCACCTCGAACTCGGAATCGCGCACCACGTTGGCGGTGCCCTGCAGGGCCAGGGGAACCAGCAGGTGCGCCAGGCGGACGTTGAGGGGCACACCGTCGAGGGCCTGGGTGCCCATCTTGACGCGCATGGCATCCACGTTGGCGGAGGTGATGCCGCCAGCGGAGAGCAGGTTCTTGTGGTCGTTGTGGAACAGGGCCTTGCCGTCGGCCATGTTGTGGTTGCCGGTCAGCACGGCATAGACCAGGTTGCCCACGGTGCGGATGGCGGCCCGGCCCATGAGGCGGGGAATCTTGCTGAAGGCGTCCAGGTCGTCATTGATGATGGCCTGGCGGGTGATGGAGAACATGCGGCCATAGGTGGCGAGCTGTACGGTCTCGCCCCGCTCGCCCACGGTGGCTTCCTGGTATTCGCCGCCTTCGGGCACCACGGCCAGGGCGGGGAACAGGTTCAGATCGACGCGGCGGGCGATCTTGAAGTCGGAGAGGTTGCCGATGGACGTCCAGGCCTGGAAGGTTTCTTCGGCCTCTTCGTAACCCTTGAGCATGGCCTTGTTGGCTACGTCGGCCAGCAGCAGGGGGAAGTCGCTGGTGGAGTGGGTGAAGGCCATGGCCACCACGTCCATCTTGCCCCGGGCTTCGGCATTGATGCCGGCCAGGCGCAGGGAGGCGCGGGCCAGTTCCAGCAGGCTGTAGCCCCGGAAGTTGTTGGCGGTGTCGTCCTTGGCCAGACCGGCGCGGGCCATGATGGCGGCCTGGGTGCCGGCGCGGAACTTGTCGCGCTCGTCTTCCAGGGTGACGACATGGGAGCCGGCCACGGGGGTGGCGTTGCCGAACAGCATGTCAGCCAGCTTTTCCTTTGCCATGGCCGGGGTACAGCCGGTATCGTCCTCGCACTGCTGACGCAGGGACTGAACGCCGTCGCGGCCTTCGAACTTGGCGAAGGCGGAACGGATGCCGGTGCGGCGCTCCTTATCGGCGGCCAGGGCAGCCGCCTGGATGGCAGCAGGATCTTGTTGATTCGCGGCCTGAGGTGCGGCCGCCGGGGTGATGACGGTAGTCGTCATGGATTGCTCCTTTTGTTTGGCGGATGCTTCCGCAGGGGTGAAAAACTGTTTGAGCTTGGCCTTGGCGCGGTCTGCGGAAGCGGCCACTGCCAGGGCGGTGGTGATGGTGTCCACATAGCCTGCGGACTGGGCCTCCTGCGCAGTGAAGTAGTGGTCCTTGCCGTCGGTGAGCAGGGCCAGGCATTCGTCGTAGGACTTGCCGGTCTTGCTGGCGTAGCTGTTGGCCATGGCGGCGGCCCAGGTGTCCAGGTTGTCGGCGATCTCGCGCAGCTGCACGGCGTTGCCGTCGGCCCAGGTCCAGGGGGCGTGGATCATGAACAGGGCGTTTTCGGCCATCTCCACCTCGTCGCCCGCCATGGCGATCAGGGAGGCGATGGACATGGCTACCCCGTCAATGGCGACGGTGACCTTGGCCTTGTGGCGCTTGATGGCGTTGTGGATGGCGATGCCGTCGGAGACGGAGCCGCCATAGCTGTTGAGGCGGACGGTGATCTGCTCCACGTCCAGGTCATTGACCTGGGAAATGAAATCCTTGGCGGAGACGGATTCGCCCCACCAGCTTTCGCCGATTTCGCTGTAGATGAAGATTTCTGCGCTGGCGGCCTGGGTTTCGGTGGCGGCCTTGGCCTTGATGTCAAACCACTTCATGGCGGGTTCCTTGATGGGTTAGCGGGATGGTGCCCGGCTGCGCGTCCGGTTTTTAGGGGGAAAACCGGAATTTCCGTCGTCGGCCAGGGCGGCGCTGATGGCCTGCTCCATGGCCGCGTCGGAATCGAAGTGCAGGCCCTTATCGGCGCACTTCTTGCGCCAGGCGGAGACCTGCTCCAGCACGTCCATGGGATTCACGCCCCGGCGGCGCATCACCTCCACCTCGGAGGCAAAGCCGGCCCGGGTCAGGATCAGCCAGGCGTTGGCTTCCTTCACCGGATCAATCCAGGGCATGGACTGGCCGATGTAGAGGGCGTCGTCGGCGGTTTCGGGCACCACATCGGCGGGGATGGGGACCACGCCGTACATGTCGGCAAGCAAAACAAACCGCTCCCACACCGGGCGGATCACCATGCCGGTGAATTCGTCGGTGAGCACGGCGTAATGCACCCACTGCTCCACCAGCTCCTGGCGCTGGGCGCTGTAGGTGCCGTCGTAATCCCGGGCGGCGCTGGAGTAGCTGACGCCGATGCCGCTGGCCACGGCGCGCAACTGGCCCATGCGCCAAGTGATGGCGTTGGGGTTGGGACGCTTGGTGTCGATGAAGCCGATGTCTTCGCCAACGGCCAGGTTGTCGATGATGCTGCCGGGCTCGAAGTCGATTTCGCGGGGAATGGGCTTGCCATCGGAATCCACGGAGCGGGCGTCCTGGCCGGGGTCGAAGCCGTCAGGGCTGTGGCGCTTGATGTAGAGCGTGAGGTCGGCGGCCAGCTTGGCGGCAATCTGCTCGGAGTTTTCGTATTCCTTGAGGTCTTCCAGCCGGGCGATGACGGCAGCGAACTCGGAGACGCCGCGCAACTGGTGCAGGCGATCCGGCCGCATCAGGTGGAGGAGGTCTTCCGCCGGGATGCGCTTGAGGTCAGCCGTGGAAAGCAGAGCCGGGGCATCGCCCGGGTGGGTCTTGTGCACCCAGGCGCCCACGGTGCGGCCCCAGGCGTTGGTTTCGATGCCCTGGCGAATCTTCCTGGCCGGGTCAGTGAAGCTCATGGGCACCATGTCCGGCTCGAACAGCTCCAGGCTGAACGGCACCCGGGTTCCATGGTCCAGATAGGGCACCCGCCCGATCATCTGGGCAAAAGCCTCGCCATCGCGGAACCACACCCGGGCCAGCATGCGCTGGGCCTTGGCCCAGGTGTGGCGCCAGGTGACTTCGGGGCGGCGCTGCCAGTCCGCCCAGGCGGAACGGAGGGCGGCGGCATAGGCTTCGTGAATGGTGCCATCGGCCCGGCGCGGCTGGGGCTCCACGCCGATGCCGGTGGGGCCGACTACGTTATTGACCAGGGTGCGGATGATGCCCCGGGAAAGATCGTGGTTGCGCTCCAGAAACCGGGCCTGGGCACGCAGCACCACGGCGCCCTGCTCCACCAGGCTGTTGGGGGAGCCGCCTTCCCGGTGCAGCTTGCGCAGGCGGGATGGCTTGGCGCCCTCATAGTGGGCCAGGGGCGGTAGCGTCAGCAGGGAACTGGCAGCGGCAGCGGCCTTGCCTGCCTTGCGGGCGGACTTTTTGGCCTTGGGCAGCTTGTCCTGCCCGGACTTCTTGCCCTTGCTCACGAGAACCGCGCCCGGGACATGCGCAGCCCGCCCACGGAGGGCACCCGAGCCTTGGCGGCCTGCTCGGCGGAGACCTTGGCCTCCCATTCCTTGCGGCCAGCCCGCACCTCCGCCAGGTCTTCCTGGCGGAACATGCGATCACCGGAGCGGAACTCCTTGCCCTGGAGAATGGCCTGCTCGGCGGCCAGGTAGAAAGCGAGCATGTCGGTAGCGGTACTCATGCCCGCTACCGTACTGATTAGGGCGTCCGGTTTTTAGGGGAAAAACCGGAATGGTTGGGGTTGTGTCGCTTAATTCGAGTTAGGCGGCATCCAGTGGCCGCTGTAAGTCCGAGACAACTGCCCGGTGACAAGCACCTCTCTCGGCTCCACTTCGT